TCATATTTTTAAAATATTTAAAATACATAAATTAACCACCACCACTTAATGTGCTAAAATATTCAGATCTACTCAAAATAGCTTGATTTTGATAATTCAATGCATTTTCCAATTCTACAAAGTTAAGAGAAATATAATATGAATAAGGAGAAACTCTATCGCTTGTTTCTTGAAAATATGCTTGATTATCTGTAGAATGATAAACTTGCATTAAAATACAAGGTTTAGGACTTCCTAACCACAATTCTGTATTGGCTTCTGCATTGATTCCACTATATCCAATTGCTTCTATTGTCCATATATTTGGTGGTCGCATTCTAGTCATTTGTGAAAGAGTTCCTTCATCTGCAAAATCCCCAACAACAGGCATTGAATGTAGTTCAAAAGTATTTCCTATATCACTTGCTACTACACTATTTGCAGTGGGTGATGTAGATCTTAATGTCCAATTAAAATTATATTTTCTTTTACTCGAACCCAGAAATGCCGCTTCAGTTGTAAGAAGTTCAATTCTACCCAATGTAGAATTTATATGACCAAACGTATCTTGTTGAAAAAGTGCAGCACTTTCTGCTAATTTTCTATAAACTGCTTCACGAAGATCAGCAACAGATGCACCTTCACCAAGTTTAATATTTGATAATGCTGGATCAGCAGTAGCTAATGCCTGTAACATGTTTTCACTCATTGTCGAATCTTCAGAATACCTGTGAGATGTGCCTCTGGTAAATTTTTGCACCCCTGGCAATGTTATTTGACCGATTGGTGCAGGTAGATGGGTTCGTCCCCATGAAGTACGAGGAAATGGATAGCATCTAAAAACTAAATAATATGGTGCTTCAGATGAACCATCTCGAAAGCCCCAATCCAATGTCCATGTCATATGTTATTCCCTTATATTTATTAATCCTTTATATATATTGCAGAGATGGCGTACAAATCCAAATACAAACCAGAAAATCCAGATAAGTATGTTGGAAATGCAAACAGCATTATTTGTCGTTCTACATGGGAAAGAAAAATGTGTAAATATCTAGATAAGAATGCAAATGTGATAAAATGGGCAAGTGAAGAAGTATCAATTCCTTATATTTCACCCATTGATAAAAAACACCATAAATATTATCCAGATTTTTTAGCAGAAATAAAACAAAAATCAGGTTCCATACAAACATTTCTTATAGAAATTAAACCAGAAAAACAAACAAAGCTACCAACAACAAAAAATAAAAGAACAAAGACACACAATATTAATATGAAAACATTTGTTATAAATAATGCAAAATGGAAAGCAGCAGAAAAATTTTGTTCTGATAACGATTGGAAATTTACAGTACTAACAGAAAAACATCTATTTAAAGGTAACAAATGGGGCTAAGAGGAACAAATGTAGATCATTTACGAGATACCATTTATAGAAATGGCTTTATTCGTCACAATAGATTTGAAATTGATTACTTTCCCAATATTAGTGGAATAAACCTTAATGGTAGATCAGGAGTCCCAGCATTTGCAGTAAAAATTCCTGGCTGGGATACAACAACAACCACAGAAACAAATGTATATGGTCCAAATGATTGGGGAAGCCCAAAAATTATGCCAATAAGAAAAAATTGGAATCAAGCATTATTTATCACCTTTTATATGGAAAATCATCATGCAGAAAATCAATCTATTTTAGATGAAATGTTCGCATGGAACAATGCTGTTGTTAAAGGAGGTGGTCCCCAACCTTTCTACAACGAAAGAATATTTAATTCTAATTTAACTATTCGTGTAGGAGAAAATGCACATAGATTGGAATGGAAATTTTGGGAAGTATGGCCTAGAGTTCTTTACCCAATAGATCTCAAACCAGTCGAAGATTTTGCCCCGTTTATTTTTAGTATACAATTTATTTACCGTTACTTTGAACTTATTGCTGATGGAACTGTGATTGGATAAACTATGATTGAATTGCCTGTTTATGAAACAAAATTGCCTGTAAAAAATAAAATCGTTGAATTCTGCCCTTTAGTGGTAAAAGAAGAAAAAAATATAACAATAGCAAAAGAAGCTGGTTCTAAATCTGATTCTTATGTTACATTTTTAAAAATTTTAAATGAAAAATTTAATTTAGATTTTTCAAAATTAACTGAAACTGACTTAATTCATTGTATTATAGAATTAAGAAAAAAATCTATAGGTGAACAAATACAAATTAAATTTAATTGCCCCTTTTCACAACAAGATGTAATAACTTCTTTTAATTGTAATGATATAACTCTTAAAGGATCTTCTTATTCAAAAAAAATCAAAATATCTGATTATATAATAGAAATTACTGTTCCCCATTCAAAAAATATTGTTGTTTCTTCAATTAAAAATATAGAAACTTCAAAACAAAAAATTGAATTTTCAACTTTATTAAAAGAAAAAAAAGAAGAATTAGTTGATTCATTGCCAATTAATATAAAAAATGAAATAGAAAAAGCCTGTAATGATTTATATCACTATTCGTATGATTTAACTTATACTTCTGATCGTGAACATAAAATCGAAATAAGGAGCGCAGAGGATTTTTTTACCTTATTTTTTGCAATGCAGACTCTATAACATTTTATTATCTGAATTTCCAATTAATACACATATATGGTTATAGTTTAGCTGAATTAGAAAATATGATTCCGTGGGAAAGATTAATTTATACTACAATGTTAGATACTTATATAAAAGAAGAGAATTTAAAAATCCAACAAAACCTTGCAATTAGGGGAGGACAATTTTAATGGCAGAAAACACAGAAAAAGTAGAAATTAAAGAACTTGCACAAACACAAATACTAGGTATGGATGATATAAAACAAACAACTACTACATCAATAGAAGATCTTGATGCTCGGAGAGATTCTGCACAACTTACAGAAGAACCATTAGAACAACAAGAATATACTAGAGATTCAACAGAAAAAACTGTAGTGCAGTCTATTAGTACCAATGTGCAATCTAAACAAGACCGAGAAGAAGCATTGGCTTTAGGACTTCAACCACCTCTTGGAGCAGATAGTGTTAGTAAAGGACCTCAATATACAGATGAGCCTTCAGTATCAGCCTTTGCACAAGCCCCACCCGATGTCAATCCATCCATTATTCCCGATAATGTGGGGGGTGCAAGAATAAGCGGCTCTAGAGCTATCTCTAACTTTAGAGCCGCCATAAGTCCTAAAGGCTTAGCTCATTTCTGGAACATCCGTAGCAGTCTCATCTTGAGATGTTGAGATATCTTCTATAGTCGCATTAGTAACTTCATTGCAACGAATGTCATCTCCGATAACAGAACTGAGACGTTCTTTCAATTCATTATATGATTTGAAATTAGAAGAATCACTAAACGGCGTGAGCAGATATTGTTTCTTCCAAAGTTCTTCTAGCTGAGTATCATCACCATCAAACAAAGGGCTTAGTGAATCAAACTCAGACTTGTCATAATTGATGAATCCAGCAACTTTACGAACCTTTAACTTAAAATTTGCACCAGCCCAGAAGTCAAACGGATTGATCTTCTCTTCATCTGCAAACTCAGGTTCCATAGATTCCTGAATCTTGTCAAAAATTCTCTTACCATACTTGTAAAGAAAAACCTTACCCTCATTTTGAGGATTTGCAGGATCACTAATCACAAGAATGTTAGAGATATACTGGAGCTTACGCTTACGCGCTCGTGCGATATCCTTATCGCTCTCTATTCCACTATTCCAGAGTTCAGAGTTCATTTCTGAAACAGGATCCTTCTCACCAAGAGTCGTGCGAGAATTTTCGATAAACCACTGACCGCCTTTCCCCTGAAATGCATGAGAATAGAGCTTTGCCCAAGGAAGCTCTTCATTTGGAGGAGCAGGCAAGAATCGAATTATAGCATATCCATTACTCGCTTTATCGAGTTCTGGTCGCCAAAAACGATCATCCTTGTATGACTCTTTACCCGAACTTTCTTGAATCTTCTTTGAAAGTTTTTCAAGATTGCTCTTTGACCTACGTTTAAAATCTGAAAAATCCATAACACTATCCTTTCCCGAGGAACTACCTCGGCCTAAAATTACACAGGGAACTCCCCTGTACTTAAATTGGTAACTTATTTTCTGGTCTAGGAAGAAGATTTAATTCTTGCCCTTCCATTTTTATTTTTTCAACTAATGGCTTAGATAAAGATTTTGCCACTATGGGAGGTTCTATTTCATATTCTTCACACAATAATAAAACTGCATCAATATAACTTCCACCCAGGTCCTGAACATGTTTTTCAACTCGATTTGAAAATATATTTTTTTGTTCATCTGTTAGAAACACATTCATCTCCCGAGATTTATAGTATACCTTATATATCTTGTATGTCAAACCCTTATATATAATTTAGTCTGTAGGACCGTAGGAGAATATATAAATGCCTGATACTGCCTCTAATATTATTGTTCAAACTGTAGGAACAACTGCCAATATTGGCACTGATTATGGAACAAGTGGTGTAAATTTAGCTACTGCCCATGTTCCTCTTCAAAAAATAGTATTTGGTAATTCTGGAGCAGCAATCCGTGTTTCAAGTTCTGATCCACTGCCAATAACCGTTTCAGGTAGTGATGTTGCAATTACAATTAGTGGTAATGTTGGTAATTGCGGTGCATTTGGTATTGTAAATTATAGTGACCAATACCTTAAAGTAGCTGGTTCTACATCCGGGGCAGGAATTACAGTACAAGGCACATTGACTGTCACATCAGGAGTAAACCCCATTCATATAACTGGCGGTATTATACCTGGTCTTTCTTCTGGACGAGACACTGTAGGAATAACCGGAACAGTTTCTTTAATTGATATAGATGGTACGACTGGTGCAGCAGTAAAATTATATTCTGGATTAACTGCAATTGGTGTTTCTGGAGATGCTCTTAAAGTTGCATTAATAGATTCTGGAATTTCAGCAAATGTAACTATATCAGCTACTGTAGGGGTGACAAATAGTGATATTATTCTACGAGTACAAGGAGAAACGGGCGCAATTCAAATGGGAATAACCGGAGATGTTAGTGTTACATCTATAACTCTTCCCAGTGCATTCACAGCAGGTCAAATGAATGTAATTAGTAGCCCGGGTCTTGTTTTCCCAACTTTCACAATGAAGAGTGGGACTAAAATAAGAGCCCTTAGTACCAACACAGCAGCAATTTATATTGGACATACAAGTAACATTGGGGCTACTTTAGGATATCCTCTCCTTGCAGGCGAAAGTTGTTTTGTAGAATTGAATAACTTAAACCTTGTCTACGCGGTTGGTGGAGCAACAGGACAAACAGTTACTTATTTTGCATCGTAAATAAAAAATGTCAAAGACAAATCCCTTTTTAGGTTATCCAAGATCGACTGCTAGACCAACTTTTTACATAGAAGATTTGGGAACGGCCGGGTTTTTCGGTATTCAATTTATAGACACAGCAGAAGATCGAATAATAGCAAATCAAAATCTTACAACCAAACCAAATATTGTAATAAAAGGCTCTACTATGGTCATAGATTATAGTGATTCTGGTAGTAATAGAGATAAAGATTTTATTGATATTGCTTTTACTTCCATGACAGCCGGGCATGGATTTACATTAAGCAATGCAAATTATAATGATGTAGTAAACGATTATACAGCCGATTTATCTGCTTCTTGTACACTAACAGGCTATAAAAATTATAAAATACTTTCTACTTTTTCTGCAATAGGAAGTACAACAGAAACTAATTATTACCAATCGAATAATTTTGAAACTGTGCCTCAAATAGGAATAACTGCTGGTTTAACTTCTGGTATAACATTTAATCAATTAATAAATTATACTACTAGCAGTGATACAAGTTTTATTTCAAATGAATTTTCTATTGGTGATTATGTAGATCTTTCTACCTCAAGTAATACAGGAAGATATACAATTAGTGGCATTACAGTAGATGGATTTTCTAGAGAAATAGTAGCTTTTCGTGAGGAATTTGTTCCACCCATAACCCCAGAAAATTTAATAGGAACAGAAGTTGTAGTAGGACACAAAAGAAAAGTCTACATGTCAGATTCAAATCCAACAACTACTGATGTAATTGTTCATATGGTTAACACAAGAGAATTTGGTGGTGGGGTGTATTTTACTATTGATGGAACTACGCAAAAAGAACTCACTCTATACAGAGGAGTTCTTTATGTGTTTGTAGAAGAAAGTTATCCACAGTATACTTTTAATTTCTCTTCTGAACCAGATAATAATACTTCATATAGTGATCTTGGTATCTATTCGGTGCTTGATAATTCATTAAATAAAAGATTAACTTTTATTGTTCCAAATAATATTACTCCAGATAATTTATATTATACTGATTCATCACGAGCATACATGGGCGGACCAATAAGAATAACAGGAAATTACACATATTCTTCTAATAGTCCCACATTAAGTTTATCATCAACTATAACTACATCAGATGCTACTACAACTTCAGTAACCACATACTAAAATTTAAGGCTGATTCCTTTTTCCTCTTGATCCCCTTTTATTTCTTTTACGGGAATCTTTTTTATGAGAATTTTTAAGTTTCTTCATATCGCTCAACTTAGCAACACGAACAATAAAGTTACCCCTAAAGAAGAAAACCTTAGCTTCGATTTTACGAGCTTTTAGTTCCTCTTCAATAAGAGTTCGAATCATCTCGACCATCTCTTTTTCATCTTGAGAAAAGCCTCGTGCTTCTTCTCTCTTTTCATCATCTCTCTTGCCAAATCTACCTTCATGTCCTCGATGTTCTCTATTTCCTCGAAGTTTAAAGTCGGGGGAATCATTAAAGCGTGGTGGGTCTTGGACTATATCAGAGACAGGATAAACAACATAGCCGGGCCCGGGTGGTGAAAATTCTAAAATTAATGCAATTAGAGTTGTAACTAAAAAGTTCATGGGGGTTCTCCTTTAGGTTATATAGTTTTAGGTAATCTTTAGATACGTGAGTCCTTGTGCTAGGACAGTGTTATAAGTATTCACGTATCTTACATACAGAATACCTAGTGAGTCTCCTGCTTCAGCATCAGATGGAATTGTTATACCAAAAGTAGCACCCTCAAAGGTTGCCTCAATAGGATCCATAACAAATCCAAGTCCAACGGCTGCCCAGTTACTATTTCCTCTATCAGGCATTGCTGTCCAGCCTGTAGCAGTTCCTATAATTGTTTGATTAGCAGTTGGGGTGTAATCATCAAACGCAAACGAACTAAAAGTAGGTCCAAATCCTTCTTCAAGTACGGTGCCCAATTCATAATACTCATTAGTATTTCCGGTTGAACCAAATAAATTTTCTAACCATGTAGAATAATATAGAGTGCTTCCTGCGGCTCCGGAAACTCCCGTAGGAATTTCGAACCCTCCTATCATTACAGGAGAAACTGCTATACCGGCCGATTCGCCCCCCGTGGGGCCTGTGTTGCCAATTTTTATATCCATCCATCTAGTTACAGGGGGAAATGTGTCCGTCCAGTCGTCATTCCCTTCGATTGTCCACCAGAGAGTAGTATTTTCACGAAAACTATTATAGAGATAGATGTCGCTTATGGTATGTTGTCCGGTAAATCCTAAAGACGGTGGACCCTCTCCCGAAACGGCAATAAAAGTATCTCCAAATTTTTTATCTTCCAGAGCACCTCTGATGGCAGTTACTTCACACTTGATATTTTTGGCATTCATATTGGTGGTGGGAACATAATTTTGGCCTGTGGCCATGGTAATGTATTTATCCAATGTATATAAATCTGAAGGAGAAACCCAATCAATGCTATAACCATCTTCAGCTAATAAATCATCGAGCCAATCTTTATTAATAGTATCATTTAGTATATAACCCGGTTGGAGGCCCCCCTTGATAGGCGCACCGCTGGCCACCCCACATAATATAGTTCCTAGTGATTCGGATTCTACCAACACACCACTACTACTGTCACCAGAAAAAGCGATCCATTGATTATAAATATCATCTTGGGGGAGGCGATATCCCATATTCAACGAAGCAATATTTGCTCCTCCTGCACCTCCTGCATAGCCCCATGCAATAATGCCGTTAGAAGTCAAATAATATATCAAAGTACCATCGGGTATAAACGCAGATCCGTCTGATAATAACATTTTATCATATATTCTAATATTAGAATCTGTTATTGGGTCTTTTAATTTATATACTCCCAAATCGTCAATGCCTTCAAGGGTTGACACATCCAATTCTGCTGTGACTCCAACACCAGTACTATAATTTTTAAATTCTAATATATTCGTGCCAAGTCCAGTCCAATCTATATTTTCAAAATAACTATGAACATGATTTGCAATCAGAACATGTTGAGGCGAAATCAATATTCCGCCAAAAAACCCTGAATTATATTGTGAAATATCAGAAGTATCTCTTGTTACTTCTGAAGGATAGTCTTGTGGATAAATATTATTATATCGACGATGGCGCAGTTGTATTCCTGTTAGATCTAAATACGCAAAATCACAATCAGTATTTAGTCCTGTAATTGCAGCAGTAACACCTGAGTTAGCAGGAGATGTAGTTCCACTAAAAGGTCCATATGTATAATAATCTAATCGAGTTTTGTCATAGTCATAAAAAAGTGCCATGTTAATTTAACCTCATGAGGTAATAAGGGGATTTAGAGTGGTATCATATGTCCATCTATATGTAAACGAAACTCCCGCTTTGCCTGAGTACATCTGTACATCAGCCCTCGCTGAATCAGAATCATTGGCATTTGGAGTAGTGGGAATTATAGTAACAGTTTTTATTCCAAAGCGGTCACTAACACTACCATCTGGTACATCAATATCTTTAAACACATTCAATGCAACCAGTGTAGTATACCTATGAAATTCGCTAATTGTCAACTCTTCTTTTGTAACTACATTAACAAATTTATTAAGATTAGTATCAAAATACCACTGAGTATCATTTTTTAATGTGATAATATTAGAAGGCTTTTCAACAGGAGGCCTCATTGCTTCTTTTTGTTTATATGATATTTGTTGCTCTAGAAGAAGTTTTTCATTTTCTACGTTTTCTTTATAAAATTCTTGCGACTTTTGAAGTGCTTCTTGAGTTTTTTTAGAGCGTACTAAATGTTTAGGTAAAATAGGACTATATACCAGTTTCTTTGCAAAGTTATCAGATGATTTTTTTGAAGAATAATAATTCATATCAATTTATTTAGGTAGTTGGGAAATAGCTCTGGTGGGATTCGAACCCACACTGTATGGATTTTAAGTCCACTGCCTCTGCCTATTGGGCTACAGAGCCATGTACTCAAGAATTTCCATACATCTCATTGAGCTGTCTATTTACTCGTACAAATGTAGTGCATTTTGGAAGATCTTTTATTCGTTGAGCACCCACATAAGTACAAGCAGATCTCAATCCACCTAAAATTTCTTTAAGAGTATTTTCTACAGAACCTTTATATGGAACTTGAACTGCTTTACCTTCCGCAACTTTATAAGAAGCTACTCCACCATTATATTTTTCCATTGCTCTCTCTGAAGACATTCCATAAAATTCTTTATATTGAGTTCCAGTATTATCAACATATAATTTGCCAGCACATTCATCATGGCCTGCAAGCATAGAACCGAGCATCACAAAATCAGCACCAGCCCCGAATGCTTTTACTACATCACCGGGACAGACGCACCCACCATCCGCCATGATGTGGCCTCCTAACCCGTGTGCTGCGTCTGCACATTCGATGATCGCTGACAGTTGAGGATATCCCACTCCTGTCATCTTTCTCGTGGTACACACACTTCCGGGGCCGACACCAACCTTGACAATATCTGCGCCTGCAAGGATGAGAGCTTCGGTCATTTCGGCTGATACTACATTCCCTGCTATAATTATTTTATGAGGCCATTTTTCTCTAACCTTCCGAATATAATCAATAAATCGTTGTGTATATCCATTCGCTATATCTAAGCAAAAGAATTTAAAGTTTTCTGCATGAGAAGAAAATTCACTATCATATTCAAACAATTCATGTTCATCCTTCGCAGTAATGCCAAAAGTGAGTGCCATATAATGCTTTTCTTCTTTACTGCTTGGAACATTTCGTAATCTTTTATCTAAGCAAGTAATCATTTTATGGGAAGCTAATGCTTCTCCCATGTCAATAGTTCCTATTGTATCCATGTTTGAAGCAACAATAGGAATTCCTGTCCAATCATATAATGAATACTTAAATTTAAAATCCCTCACAAGATCTACTTGACTTCTACTGTTAAGTGTACTTCTTTTTGGTTTAAGAAGAACATCAGCAAAATCTAATTTTACACCATCTTCTATTCTCATTATATCTTAGCACCAAATGCACTAAGTTTTGTTCCATCTGATTTAAATTCTTTACCTCCATTTAATTTTTTATAAAAATCTTTAAGTATATCCCAATTTTTTTCTGGTAACCATTTGGGATGACCCGACATAGCTCCATATTGAAGTACTTTTTTTATAGTTTCTTTCACTTTAAAGTTCCTGTTGCTCAAAATATCATCAGTTTTATTTGTCATTCTGTTAAAAATTCTCCTTCATAATTAACATTATCTTGTATGAATGTAGCTAGATTATCTGGAGTTGTCCACCCAGTAGTTCCATTCTCGTATTTAAGTTCTATAAGTTGTTTACCTTCTTCATTAACTTTAGTTGTTATAACAGTTGCCTTCTTTTTAGAAGGAATATGAACCACTTCTTCTAAAAGCACAAAAGTTTTCATTTAATACTCCAATCGTTTAAATCCATTTGAGGTTGTGTAATAGATTTTATCAAATATTAATTTGCACCATGGGCAACATAAAGAACATGGGCAAGATACGCGAAGATCACCAAACCTGTTAAAACGAAAGTTGACCAATTCAAGATTCTTTCTTTCTTTGCATCTGAGTAATGCATCCAATTCTGAATGAACTTCATCATATCTATAACCTATTTTCTTTGCTCGGGGATGTGATTTTAATTGATTTGTGCCCACAGAAATAATATTATTTCTTACTATTATTAAAGAAACATGTTTCTTTTTTCTAGAACTCTCAAGTGCATATGGTAATGCTAGTGTTGCTAATTTATTAAACTTTTTTTTATTCATAATAAACACCCTCGGTAGGAATTGCACCCACGACCTAGTGATTAGAAGTCACTTGCTCTATCTCCTGAGCTACGAGGGCAGATGTTCATCATCATCGATATTATTCTTTTTTTTATAATCGGCAATCGCACTACGAATAGAATCTTCCGCAAGAACTGAACAATGAATCTTAACTGGAGGAAGGCTTAGTTCTTCAACAATCTGAGTATTCTTTATCGAAAGTGCCTCATCGACCGTTCTGCCCTTGATCCACTCCGTGGCCAGCGAACTCGAAGCGATCGCGGATCCACACCCGAAGCACTTGAACTTGGCATCCTCGATGATGCCCTTGTCGTCCACCTTGATCTGGAGCTGCATGACATCGCCACACTCCGGGGCACCCACGATGCCCACTCCAATGTCGTTGCGATCACCGACCTCGGTTGAGGAACCGAATGCGCCCACGTTTCGCGGGTTCTGGTAGTGATCCAATACCTTGTTGCTGTATGCCATTGTTCATATCTCCAATTAGTTTTTGCGCCCACTTCTTCGAATTCCATATTTATTTCTTTTAGATTTACGTGGTTTTCCTCGTTTTTTACCACGAAATACTTCGTCAAAACCTATTCTTTTTATTTTTGCCACAGCAAAACCCTTTCAAGAAGTTAAAGTTAAGTTTGGGTTAGCTCCTGCACCTGCTATTTTCTTTTCAGGAACTACCAAACCACTTCCAAGATTTTCATTATATTGATTCATTAATTCAATTTGAGGTTTGATTGCAAACATAACAAACTTATTGTCAAGTTCAATTTCTTTATAATCTGCATATGGCATCCAACTCATCAAACCCAATTGACCTCCCTGCATTGGAATTAAGATTGCGGGGGTTTTAATTTTTGTAGTTTTACCATCTGTCTCATGTTTACAAATTATCTCTTCACCACTACTTAATCTTACAATTCTTACTTCCATTTGTTTTACGCTTCACTTTCTTTTTATTGAAAATCTTTTCATAATTTTCTTGATATATTTTAAAATTTACTGGTCGATACCGATCACCTTTACCAGAACTCATATCTACCTCCAGAACAAAAAATATTCATACCATTTTGAAGGAATATCTTCTTGATTTCTTTGTGCCCTATAACGTGCTCTTTTTACATCATTTTCAGTTAATAGTATATCAACTTCTTCTTCATTATACAAGAGAGTAGTGTGATAATATTGTTCTGCCTCTCTTCTACTTTTACGATATTTGTTAAAAATTAAGCCCATTTTATTTCTCCAAACATAAAATCCCCGCATACTTCTCACGAGGATTTATTGTAATTAATCTTTTATTAAAATTTTATGAGGCTTTTTTTCTTCTGGTATTTCCTGAATTAAATAAACCTTTAAAATCCCATTCTTATATTCTACGTCTTCTACTTTAATATGTTCTGCCAAAGTCCAAGATTTTTTAAAAACTCTAGAAGCAATTCCTTTATGTCTATAACAAGAAGATTCATAAATATCTTCCATTTTACCAGAAATACTTAAAACATTATATTTTATTTCAATATCAATATTTTCTTTATCATAACCGGCAAGAGCCAATTCTAAAATAAAGTCATTTTCATTTTTAGTTATTATATTATAAGGAGGAAAATTTCCTACCGTAATATCATTCTCGGTTGATGCGAGAAGTCGATCAAACCAATTATCAAAACCAATGCCAATACGTTCTAATTGTTTAGTTAATAACTCAGTCATTTTATCTCCTTTCTAAGCAAGAAAGACTGAAATTGAGATCTTTTTAAAGCATCTCTTTATTTAATATTCATCCTCTGAAGTGCCTGGCTTCCCATAAGGAATTGGCTTCTGGAAGGCATCATCTGCACTAGTAGTACCAAAGAAGGCAGCAAGAACATAATGCCCAGTAGAAAATTCTATTTCAGCTTCTGGATCAGAAACAAGAATACCTTCTGGAAGAGTCACACCACCAGTAGATGGTTGTACTGGGAAATCTGTACCACCAATTCTAAATCCATCATATGATGTATTATATTCACTTCTGGCCATTAAGTGACCAAGACCCGAAATGTTACCATCTACAACAGTAATTGGATTATCTCCAATATTAGCCCCAACCTTAGCTAGACCGGAACCAATATCGAGACTGTCAAATGTTGCCCCGCAATCAAAAATAAGAGTATTATTTGTCTTTGAACCAGCAATCATATTTTCATCATTAAAAGCCTTCATATTTACGTCTGGATAAGACCTCATAGTCGTATCACCTGATCTTCTTGTAAGTTCAACACGACCCTGAAAGTTTTCACCCAATACGTGTGGTTGTTCTGGATAAACATCAAGAGTTGTAATATTTCCTACTATTTGAACAAGTCCCTTTCTAAATGCACGCACAATTACTGTAGGAATTCCACCACTTGATCTAATATAAGTAACCGGCCTATTTGCTGAACCTTCTATGCCATCTGCATTTAAAGGCATATAAGTTCCACCAGCATGAACAATAGAATTACTTATAACAGTATCTAATAGATAAGTTGAGGTTGGGTCAGAAGGACCAAAGACTTGATTTAATCTTCTTCTCTGGATAAATTGTTCAATAGATCCACGCTTATAATTAAATGCGCCCGAACTTGAGATCTCACATCGTTTACATATACTGTCTACTAAAGATAACTCGGTGGTTTCACGGTGATAAATATTATTTGTCAGAATTCTTAAACAATTCTCTCGTGTTACTCCGTCCCCACCAATAAAAAATCCTGTGTTACCAACTGAAATACCAGCAGTAACACTAGTACCAGTATTACCAGTTCCAACACTTCCAGTTATTAATGTTCCTGTAATTTCTGTATTACCACCACCACCACCTTTATTTTGAGTCAAAGTTAGACCAGTTGCCCCTTGACCTCCATATTCAATTTGCATTCTCAAAAGACCAGCAGTAATTGCTGAAGAAATGGCAAGTTGAACAGATCGTGTTGCCCATGTATTTCCATATATGTACTTTGTTCCTATTGTATTTTCATTAGATCCAGCATAACTAATTCCTGCACTCACACCAAATATCACAGCACTTCCGTCATTATGAACAAGCTGTAAAGATCCTTGTGTATTACCAGACAATCCTGTCAGACCACTAATAACAGTCGAAGCAGAATTTCCAGCCCAATAATTACCAAAGGTAGAACCAAAGGTATTACCTACTTTCATGTAATAAGGACCGTTACCATAACTAGCAAATATGGTAAATGCAATAAGATTTCCTGTGCCGCTAGCATCACTATTATACCATGGTCCGGTCGCTGCACCTCCTGATGCAGCAGAAATACCACCGAATAAAAGTTCATTTGTTGGATAATCACCAGACAACCCTACTGCGGGATTATGAGACAACTGATAGAGGTTTACACTGTCTCCAGTCTCCGGCGTTCGCGTGGCATCTTCATACACATAACCATAACTAGAGCCTACTGCTTCATTATTCTTGATAAACCAATTTCCAGTTCGTCCCCAATCATAGGATTCAATGGGTCTTTCATAAAACCCCATACTTTGGCCTTGTGGTATGTTTTTATTTCCTGCCCAAAAAAAATATGCCATAGCGGATATTCCTCATTAGAAGATGTCTGTCTTGAATATTTATAAATTATATCAAGTTAAAAATGATAACTCTCCCGAAGGAGAGTTATCACTCATGTATTTAATTGTCACTTTATATAGACGAAATGCTTTTGTTAAAATAGGTAAAATAAAAAAAGAGCTGGTATTTCTACCAGCCCTTCTTCATTCAATGGAACTCAGGGTTATTGTTATTACCTGAACCTTTCGGGGTGACCGTACAATTTCTTTGTAGTGTACCCTAATTAGACTACTCCATATATCCCGCTAAGGATTATCTCTCAAGCACTTGCTCGTTGAAACAGGTCGCTAAACCATCCGTCGTCTGCACTATACCCAATCACGGGGTATTATTATGCGAGTCCCAGAAAGAGATGATCCATCTCTTTCCCTTTTTCTTCACTTGTCAATGGAGTCGGGGGGATTCGAACCCCCGTCCTGACTCATCTTTGTATAGTATACTACATGTTTAGTCTCTTGTCAAGACTCTTTCAGAAAAAAGAGACATTTTCTGGAAGAGTTTTGATGAGTTAATTTCGGTCTTGTTACCCATCAATCACTTCGACCTATCCGAAAATCCACACGCACCCTTCATCGGAGTCAAGAGATTGTGTTCGCGCCATTAATTAGGCAGCGAGAGCGTAACTGTTATCGGCAGTTATCATTTGGGCGGCTTTTTACGAGGCCAACCGACCAACCTCGACATGCAACTATTACTCCAACTAAACCAGTCGATACCATTCGACCCCGTTAATCTTCAATATGGTCCATACCATGGGCTTCTTGATAGGAGCACTGTCTACAAATAACAATTTCCCAGTTAGCGTCTTCTGGAACATCTTCCAATGATTCTATTGGACCACACAATGTACAGAACTTATATATCTTCGTTTCCATAAAAATCCCATAAAAAAAGAAAGCATGGTGCTGGGCAGACGCTTCCCAGTAATTACCCACCACACTTCCTTCAAATTCTTGACAAGGATTTGACTCCTTGTCAAGTTTCACAAGGCTCTCTTATATATCAGAGAGCGTAACGAATACCCATGGGATCAAAACCGTAGGTTCGGTCACCCGGATGGACATCCTCCATGTAATAACGACTCTTGCCACTGGTAGTCTCTTCCAAGACGATTTCCCAATTGCCATATGCTTCAACAAGATCACGAATATCGCTGATCGTTGCTCGAAGATTCGCAACACCAAAACGGCTGCACGCTTCTGCCTCTGTGAGGCCCTTACCAGACGCGAGATAATTAATGACTCGCCTCTTCTTTGTCATGTTGGGCATTCCAACTCCTTTAATATACTGGTGCTTTTCACTTTCAAAGTCGGGGAAATCGTAGCACCAACACGACTATCGACTTAACTCTGTATATTATACGTTATATTTGATATTTGTCAACATCTTTTAGGAGATTTTAACTGGAGAGGTGAGATTCGAACTCACGACCGGTCGGTTAACAGCCGACAGCTCTACCACTGAGCTACACTCCACAATACCCCCGACAGGACTCGAACCTGTGACCAATCGGTTAAAAGCCGATTGCTCTACCAACTGAGCTACGGAGGCAGTTATTAAATAAACAATTCTTCAAGAGATGGACAATTATCCATTACTTTGGTAAGTTCTGGATTAATCGGATGCTCTACAGAAGCAACAGTGTTTATATTTAATCTACCAAAATTTTTATATACTTCCAATGGATAATATAATATTTTTTCAGCAATTTTATTTGAATCTGGTGAGGCAGGTAGAACACCAACAAGATAATCAACATTATAGTCAGCATATCTCATACCACTAGAATAAGTGTGTAGCCATTCTCTTTTTCTTGGCAGAATATGATCTTTTTGTCCGCCAGGAGTTACAAGAGTCTTTATTTGATAAGTAATGCTTCTCTTTTGAACAGGATCGAAAGTCATTAAATCAACCAAGGTTCTTTTGTTTAAATGAAAAAATGGTTCCCATCCTTTTTTCATAAGATCTAACACTACAGCAAATTCTCCTGTATCTCCGAAATAACTAGACAATTTTTTCTTATTAATTTCAATAGTACTCACAAATACATTCCTTTTAATAACTAAGTCATTGACCGATCTTTAAACCAACCCAAATTCCAACAAGTCCTCCAATTAAACCTAAAATAAGTGAGGAAAATGAAAAAAGTCCCGCTCCCCACAAAAGAGGAACATAACTACCAATTGTGGAACCAAATAATAGTCCCAACCAAATAAATTTCGATTCTATATTTTCAAATGTCATAATAATCTCCAATAAATGAGCCGAGCGGGATTTGAACCCACGAAAACACCGTTATAAGCGGTGCCGCTAATGCCGTCCGCTTCCGGCCCGTGTTTTTACGACTTCTTTATTACTTTTGCTATTTTAGCACGTTGTTTCTTTGCACGCAACTTAAATTTATCAAGATAAGCAAGTTGTTCCTCGGGAGTCTTGTTTTGCCATGCAGAATTACGTGTTTCTGCCTCACGCCTCTTAATTTCTTTCTTTTCTTTCTTTTTCACCTTTTCACTTGTCCTCCAAAGACAAATTTATACGACATTTCTTGTTTGTGACATGACCATTCTCAGTTTTTTGCAAATAATTGGACTTTTGACGATCTTTATCATTTCCAAGACGATAATTCATTTTTTCAACTCCGCTAGCAAAACTCAAAATACGAGTTTTAGCGTCTTTATCTTCAAAACACCATCTTATGATATTTTTTGCCATTCTAGATGCTTCTTCTTCATCATTTCCAAGAGGAATGTCAATATGAAGTCTAAATTGCATGATTATTCCTTAATTGCTTCAAAAACTCGAATATAATTGATATCAAAACTTCTCCAAGCACCATTATCCACATCCCAAACTTGCACAACAGTAGATTGTGTACCTTTTGAGGTGTATGGTCGATAACGATCATAATTACCTAAACTTTTATATGCTCCCTGAGGCATATGTTGCGGATCAAGAGTACAATTCATCTCTCGAATCTGTCCTGTTGTCTTTTTCTTAAAGACAACATGATATAAATGAGTAGAAAGTCTTAATACAGCATCACGGCGTGTAAGCGGGTTCATTTTCTTCTCCTCTACGCATTACCCATGTAAGAATTCCAACCAATTCTTCAGGAGAAACATAACTTTTTCTCTTTTCTCCACTAGAACGGAATGGAATAAATTTTTGGTTGGGTGTAATTACTGCTACTTCTGCACTTTTCACTTGTTCATCAATATTTGAGGGTGTAATCATATCATTTTCCTCTAAATTTTTGACTGAACATAAGGAATTTGGACCAAATTGTACAGAAACGGTATATCCATTGTTAAATGTGATATGAAATCCACGATGCTGTATACTATGGGTGCTTGTTGTAAGATTAAAACCAGAATTTTTTGCTAAATCGTCCATAATTAAGTCAAAAGTAAAAGACCAAGTATAAAAATAGAAAAAATGACCAACAAAATAGTATTTATAGCTTCTAAAAGTGATAAATCGGGGAATTTTTCCCCAATTTTTAAAACTATACGCCTAAAGAGTGTTGGTTTTTTTAGCATTTGATTAATTTTAACATAAAATTAGTTAAAAGTCAATAATTTTTACTTTTTGAGCGGGACTTTTTGGACCAGTTTCAGTCGAGCATCTTCACCTTTACGAATATAAGGCATCATACGCAATGTTATCTTTTCAATCGCGTTTTTTCTCTTATCTGCCATCTTCTCAATCTGTTCTCGTGCCGCAAAGGGAAGTTTTGTCCATGTTACACCTCCCATGTAACGCTTCATTATATGCTTTCTGGCCGCTTTTCGAGACTTTTTATGTAATTCCTTCTCAGTTTTACGTCTCATACGCTTGCGCTGGCGGGTTACATTGCGAATACGTGCAGTACGGCGTGCAATAATAGACCTTTTCATGCGCTGATGTGCTGTAAGAGCTTCGTTAATGAATTCTTCGTATGTTTTCATCTCAACCTATCCACGCCAGGATGTGAATCATAACTTTTCTTTGCTTTACTAATCATTTTAATGCGACTTATAGTGGCTTCTGTGAGTTCTTTTTGGGTAAAAGTTTTATTTGTACTTTCACCGATCCCCTTTTCTTTAACACCATAAAGATTATTTAACTCTCCTTCTTCATGCCTATAAAGTCTTCTCCCAATAGATTCTTTTCCTTGTTGGAAAAATGCATGTGTTAATGAATTTCCTAAACTAACTTCATGGGGCACAAAAATTTTACCTTTATGTTCTGGTAGATCTGAAGTATGCATCCACCCCTTGTGTGCTTGACCTGTCCCTGCACCCAAATCGAATGATGTGATACCATGTTTTTTATGATCCCCAACATGTATACCACCTGCATCTTGAATTGCAGAATGCATTCGAGCATGATCCATTTCTTTAGCAGTTGATTCTGCATCACCCACATCGAGCGAAGTAGGATATTCATAATCATCGTCACCTAGTCTCGTTGTAACCCCTGCTGGAGTTTCTGCGTCACGTTGCCTCTTCCGTTCATCAGGATCATATGAGTGTCGTTTACCTGATATTTCTGCTGCTAGATGTGCAGCAAAATCCCCTTCTTCTTCTGGAGTCTGAAGAGTCAGAGCAGCAGGAGTCACATCAGCAGGAGCAGGCTCTTCTTCTTTATTTGCTCGTGCGAATAAATCCCTAACATATGCTTTGCCTGCTGCCCTCTCCTGTTTTTCTCTATCAAATGCACGAGCAAGTAGTGCTGCTGGATCATGTCTTTCATCAAGAAGAGATTGTATTATTTCAACTTTTCTCTCATTGAGAGTTTTCTTTGGTTTTTTAGTTTTACCAGTTTTTGCTTTGATAATTTCACGCTTAATTGTGTCTCTCTTGTGTATCAAATAACTATCACTCTTATCAACATCACCATCATTATCAATGTCTTCATCTTCTTTACCAACAGGATCAAGAACTTCTTTTTTCTTGACCTTCTTTTTCTTTTTACCTTCTATTATAGAACGAACGATATTATTTTCTGTACGAACAGTATCATTCTCTGCTTGTTCCCTGAGATTGATATTGCTTTTTCGAACAATATCTATTGCAGAAGAAAAAAGTTGTCGTTGTGTTCTACCGTCCATAGTGGATACCTTTCTTGTATATTACTTTATTTATTATGTGGGCACTCGCAAGAATGTTTTTTCTCTTTTTTATCTTTTTTATTATTATTATTTTTATTTATCATAGCAGCAAGTATCATGGAAGCCGTTTGATTGATATTATCTTTATTTATATCTGTAAATGGTTCCATGACACCCTTTATTATATCAATATTCTTCTCTTTTAAAAGAAAATCAGAAAAACTTTTACGAATTCCCTCTTCTAATTCCTCATCTCCCAACATAACAGTTTTTGCTGGTTTGACATAAGGAGATCCCCCACCCGCATCTGCATTAACAACTTTTTCGCCAGGTTCTGGCGTCTGATAGGGCACTGATTGATCTTGCCCTGGCTTTGTTCCAGGCTTTGTTCTATCAGTATTTTCTTCTTCATCATCCTCATCAGAAGAATTAACTTGTTCTTTCAACTTAGGTACTTTAAACTTGGGTGGCTCAATTTCAGTAATTTTACCGCCCTGTGTACCATATCTATCGCGTACATCACCCCATATATCACCGATTGTATCAAGCCAAGATTGATTTATGTCAGTTTTCGTAGGATCGGCCGCCGCAGTAGGTCCATCAGTATCAGCATCGTCTTCTCCTACCACTGAACGTAATGCTACCAAACCTAAAGATCTTAATATACTATCTCTTTTTTTCTTCTCTTTGTCTCCACTTCTAGGCATCATACGATAAATCTCTTGATACCCCGTTATTGGATCGTAAATTCCTTCTGTCATTTCTACATTTTCGTTCATCGCATGTCCTGTCTCGGCACCCCAGCCATGTGACCGAAGATGCTTTGTTGCATGATCAAGACTGTCAAACACATGCCCACCCGCATCTTTGATGGCATTTACCATATTGCCAGATGATGATTCTATTGACGCATTGAATGTACCACCTTTTGCACGGGGACCACGTAGTTTCACACCAAGAGTATTTTTGTGACCATGTTCATCTGCAATGTGATCATATGTAACTGTTTTCTTGAGTCCCATCTTATCACCGAGATGTGCGTGCTCATTTTTGGTAGGAATGAGAGCGACTTCACCTGTTTTGTGGTGAATTGCAATGTGGACTGGATCTCGCCTATCAAGGAAAGTTACTGCATTTTTGTTTTTTAAGCTCAGTCGCTTTGTGGGAACCTCTCCCTTTGCAGCAGGTCGTGTTTCTTTCCTTATTATTGGGTTCCCTGACTGGTCAACCTTCGTTCTTGATGGACGTTCAATGTCTTGGGTTCCGGGAGTTAGCTGTTTTCCTCGGGTTAATCGTTGGACTAATCCAATGACATCCCGTGTCTTTCCCGATGGCTTTTTATATTTTCCGGTCACATCACCAGAACTCTGGATAGATCCGACAGTCTGTCGGAGCTGCCCACTAAAATGTTCTACATCCATTCGCATCTGACTGAAATCAATGGTGCCACCGGCTTTCATTTCAGCATCAAATGTACCATGATCGGGGTGATGCAATACAATATCAGTCGCCTGCGATCCTGCTTGCCCTTTATATAATTTACCACCCATTCCAGTAACAAAGGCATTCTCTGCTGCTTGTCCAGTATGAATTTTCTTCTTGGCCACGACATATTCCTTATATTAACGTAGTACATAATATTTATAAATATTTTAACAGGAGTCCTTGTTGTGAAAAGATTCAAAACTTATTTAACTGAAATTGATAACGTTGTCAATGCACTGCCCGAGCCCGAAGATCCATTCAAAAGAACTTTATTAGATAGATTACTAGATCCAGAAGGTGGTAAAATTTCTCCTGAAGAAAAATTTCGTGATATATTAGGTAATAAACCAAATGGGGGAGGTGTGCCAGGTGGGCCCAGTGACGATGACATAAAGGATGCAATTAAACGAGGAACTGCTGAACGGAAAAAAAATATTCGCAGAATTCTCGACACCCCAGAATCCAAAAAAGCATTAGGTAACATTGATGCTCTGAGGGATGAACTCAAACGCACAAAAGGTCCCGGAAACCTCGAAAATTTTGGTTTAACAAAAGATGATATGAAACAACTGAGAGCAATCGAAAAAGCAAGAAATGCAGCAGCAGGGCATGTGGACGATGTAGCAAAAGAAACGAGAGCAGCAGCTTCGAAACTCACTCCAAAAGAACTCAAGAAAATTGGAAAACAACTCGACCTATTCCATGCCCAAGAAAAAGCAGAGGAAGTAGCCAGACGAAGTAAAGAACAGCTCAGCCATAGTATCAGTAGAATGCATGAATGGGAAAGACTTGGAAAACCCGGATATGAAGAATCAAGGTTCGATCCTGCACATAGAGGTAAGCGAGCAGCCACAACAGGGCAGCGTGCAATGTCAAGATTGGGACAAGTTGAAAAGGCTGTTTCTGGTGTCGTAAAGAATATAGATTTGGGTGTTTCTTATGTTGCAAAGTCTGTAGAACCAGTTTTTTCTGCTGTTGCAAAGAATCCAATTGTTTCTGCTGTCGCAAAGAATCCAGTAACAAGAAGAGTGGTCACAGGAGCCGGAAGAGTGTTAGGAGTAGCCGCTCCTCCTCTAGCAGTCCTTGGAGTATATTCAGACGCACAGATTGCTGCCAAGATGTCAACAGCCGCACTTAGACAAGAGATGGAAAGAGCCGAACGACAAGGCAGGGACCCCCTCCCTAACCCAGAATTAACAAATCCGGGATTCAAGTTCTAGGAAAATTAAAATGAAATCTTTTAAGCAATATATCACAGAAAACGATGACGAGAAATGGATGCAAGGAGCAGTCAAGAGACCAGGTGCTCTGAGCAAGAAACTCGGCATTCCTGAAGATGAAGATATTCCTTGTTCTCTCATCAATAAACATATTGCAACTCTAAGAGAGAAGGCAAAGGGTGATAAAACACTCAATGAGGGTGATGCAAGATTCCTGCATCAACTACAATTTGCAAAAGCAGCTAAAAAATGTTAAATAAGAAAAAATGAAACTCGACTGGAATAAGATCATCTCAAATGCCGTGACTATCCTCGTAGGTGCTGTTTTTTTAGGCGCCGCCACACAGCTCTGGACTGGTGTACAGTCGATTGATTCTCGGATCGACTCTAACCTTATAGACATCAAAGCAACCCAAGAAGTGCTCGCACCGAAGGTAGACGAGATCGAGAAGAGGCTCGTAGAGATACTAGAGCATATAGACCACGGTGATGAAATCAGACCCTTTGATGTACCTGAAAGGGGTGCTCTGGAATTGATTGATGAGCAACGTCACATCCAGAACCAGACGCAACAGATAGCACCCCGATAATTCATAAATAATCAGAGATGAACATTCCGCCAATCAGTCTGGAGATGATGATAAATCTGCCTATACTAGGATGGATTGCCTATCGTGTATGGGTGTTGTCAACACTCATTCCGGGAATCCGTGATAAACTCAATGATCAGGATGAAGAGATAAAGAAGCTCAGAGATAAGGTCCATAATCTGGCAAATCATTCATTTGCGAACCGGGGGCGGATCAGCCTGCTTGAGAGCAGAAAAAAAGAAGATTAGTCTGCTGCCCCAGATCCTAGATGTCCACCGGGTTCACCGATGTCTTCTCGACCACCACTATCTGTACCATATACACCGAGTAAATGTCTCAGTGCATTGCTGTGGGTTTTGAGATCTGAATGGAGAACTTTATTTGCACCAATAGGATGCCTGGCTATGATCTCATTATTGAGGACTTTATTTTTAATACTATTCCGGACATGGGCTTCATATGCATCGAAGCCACCTTCATGTTCTTTAAAATGTGGACGTATTCTATCGGCTGCATTATTCATACGTGATTCTGCTCTTGCCTTATCAGCAAAATAATCAGCCTGTTCTGTGATATATTCTAGGAATGTTTTCATCAAAGGTATGTATAATTTTTTACCCGGCCGAATTTTTTACTCTTGGAGTCCCAGAGAAAAAAAGAGGGGGTGGGGGGGTTGTCTTTATGGGGTTATGTGGTATAATCTGTGTATGGAGAAACGCTATAACATTTAAAAGTAAAGAAGAACAACAGGCGTACTACAAAAAGAACAAAAAGAAGATGATAGATTCAAATCGAGAGAGAAGAAAGGATCCAGTCTATAGGGAGAATGAGAGTGATAGGGACAGGGATAGGCATCTTCGGAAGAAGTATGGTATAGGGATTGATGAATACAATCTTCTCCGTGAAGAGCAGGGGTACTGCTGTAAGATCTGTGGTAGGCATGAGAGTGAAATACGCCCGAAGAAAAGGACCCGTATCAAAGGTCGTCCAGTAGATTCGTTGGTGGTAGATCATTGTCATGAGACGGGAGATATTCGGGGATTGATATGCACGAAATGTAATACTGGATTGGGAGCATTTAGAGATGATCCGGCATTACTTAGAAAAGGCATTGTGTATCTGGAAGAGAGTCTAGAGCCGACTCTGGGGGTAAAAAAATCTCCCGGCAAAAGCTAGCATTTTTGGGAGTCCCATAAATACTTGTCCCATATACTGTTAGGACAGAACGTCAAGGGGGTCGAACTTTATTCGATAAAATTAGGAGTTTCCCCTTGCATCGCTTGCATCCTCTCCCATTCCTGCTATAATAACAGCATGACATCCAACCACTATGACCAACTCAAATTCGTGCGCACTCGCAACCGTATGATCGAGGGTGATCGCTTCCTCTTCCAAACCGTCTGGAGCTTCTCCGATGACGGGATCAATGAGGAAGTCTACATCGTCTCCGCAGTCGTGAGCGTCACTAATGAGCGACTATGTGAAACATACGTTTACCCCGCTCTGGACGCTAACGGTAACGACTTCAGTGCTAACGAAGTCTTCACCTCTTCCGACTTCAAGGGACATCACCACGATCATAAGCTGTTACTAGGTGAGTACTTACGGAAGTGCGCACGCGAGCAACGCGACGAATCACGACAATGCGGGATATCCCTCGAACATTTCTTCAATTCCGCTCGAAAATCTCTTGACCACTAACCCCCTCTGGAGTACAATACACTCATGGAAAACACTACCACAATGCACAGCAACTTCGACGACAATTTCAATATCGATCTCCCTGCGGAGATCGAGGACCTTCACGATGAGAACACCGAATGGGAGCGCGTCACGCTCCAGCTCGAAGATCAGGAGCGTTGGGACAACGACGAACTGCTCGACGATCCGGACAACGAACCGCTCGACGATCCCGACGTTTACACCCTCGACGATCCGTCCGAAGACGACTCGTGGGACGACGCGGATACCTTCACCTCGATTGGTTGGGGAATCGATGAAGACTACGGACTCTTTGAAGAGCAGGAGAATTGGTGAATGGACTCTTTCCTTGACTACATCAAGCTCGACGACAATGGTGCAACCCTCTGCGCATATGATCAAGGATTCGTCGATCCCGACAAGGAAGGGAATGTCGTTTTCTTCCTTGAACGAACGACGCAATGGAATGAGGATTCGGTTGCGCTCACGACGATCCAAGCGCGTGCTCTCTTCCTCCTCCTCCCCAGATCAACCGTTTCCCAGTGGTACGAGTGGAAGCTCGCACTCGGTGGAATGACCCTGAAGTACGCTTGACATTACACTCATGAAAACCACCCCCAGAATGACCCGCTCTCACTACCAGTTCCTAGCAGACTTTCTCAACGACTACGCTCAGGATCTTCACATCTCCCCATGCGATCACATCATCCTCGCAGTACGAATGCAAAGCGCACTCATGGGAACAAACCCCAACTTCGACGCTCAACGATTCTACAACGCAGCGACGAAGGACCTGGAACGAGATTCGCAGGAGGTGGTATGATGAAAACCAAGAACCTCCGCACCGGGATGAAAGTCCGCTTCCGGGGATCGAAAACCGAAACGATCTACAAGATCATCGGACGCGATCCGGAAATGAACCGGCGGTTCGTAGTCGGACATGACGAAGACGAAGATGGAAGCGGATATCGAGTCACCATTCACTACGTACACGAAACAGCATTGGAGCGAGCATGAACTTCCCCATTGGATGGAAAGTCAAAGGCATCGACGGAAACGATTATCGAATCCTCGCAGCAGATCACGACCACGGAACCTACCTGATCGCGGAGATCGCCGGCTTCGACGAAGACAGCGACCTTGGCCCTCTTCACCCCCGTTCCTACCTTTTCACCTGCCAGGTGGAAGAAAGACTCATCTCATGAGTAGCCTCTACGAAATTGAATCCGCAGTCGAAGACTACATCCGGGGCCATTATTACCCCGAGGACTTCGACGAACTCGCGCCCGATGATGTCGAGACGGACATGGATGAACTCTTCGAGAACACCATCGATGGCGTCATCGAAGAGATCGCAGATCGGGCACAGGGGGACCTGGACGGGATGGTCACAGATTGGTGCAACAATTACCAAGGCCAGATCGACGAGGAGTTTGAAAGCCAGATCGTAACCGCCGTCGAATCAGGCAACTACGTGATCGAAAAATGAAGGGCTCTGGCCCCATTCCCCTCGATCATTCGAGGACTGGCGCGCCAACCTATGGCTCCGGGGGCGGTCCCCGGAGTCAACTCAGATTGACTATAACAGGGCTGTGCTCAGGGGTAAGTAAGATGTGAAACAGAAAAATAATATTGTTTATATTGTGGAGACCGAGGCTACCCGGAAACGGCCCTCGGTTTTCTTTCTTGAGAATATTCGAATATTCTCAATAATATGGCTTATGCCTATTGACATCCTGCCTGATCCTGTTATAATACTTACATGGAAACCACCACCACCACCAAAGGCTCCAAGAATATCATCGCTGTCTTCGATCTCGCCTCAGCAGGTGAAGTCGAGGAGGGACTGAACTGGTACGCACGAGCCGAACGCATCGCGTGCCGCTTGTCTCATGACTACGACATCGACATGGAAACATGCGCCGGTGTCATCGCTGCGCTCAGCCCGAACAACCGTTGGGAGCGGAACACGGTTGATGCCGAGAACATCATCCGCGCCTATGTTGATGGCTCACCCGATGACGCCCTAAACGTCAAGGTCTGCACCTATGGGAAGATGAAAGAAAAGGCTGTCCGCGTTCTCGAATCAAGTGGCACTACTGAGGAGATTGCTAGGATTCTGAACGGCAGGAAGATCACCGCATTCTTCTACTGCATCATCGGATCGCACGACCATGTCTGCATCGACGGACATGCCTACAGCATCTGGTTTGGTGACCGCCTCACGATGAAGGACGTGCCGAACATTGGCAAGCGCCTCTGCAATTGCATTACCGAGGACTACGTGGCTGCAACTGAACAAATCAACAACTCCTTCGGACATCAGGAATTGACCCCCTACCAGGTCCAAGCCATCACATGGTGCGCCTGGAGACGACTCCACGGTGTGACGAAATAAATACTGAGAACCTCTTGACAACCACCCCAGAACAAGGTACAATATACGCATGACAACCACCACCGATACAACCTACAATGGCTACACGAACTACGCGATGTACGATAACCTCGAAGAACAGGACTGGGCATGGATTCTCGCAGACGGCGAAGACATCTGGGATGCACTTGCACCCTACTCAATCCTCGCACAGGATGAGGATGACGATGAACGATAAGACTGCACTGTTCTTCACAAAGGACGAAATCCTCGACGTTCTAGATATACTGGAGGATGCCCGTTTCCGCGTACAAGTCGCACGTTCTCTTGAGGAAGGCTCAAACTTTCGCTGCGAACGAACCATTGATGGACTGGACGATCTGATTCACCGATTCAATTTGGCAACCAGTTGCACTAAATTCGAGAAGGACCGAAATTCGGGCTTGACAAACGACCCAGATGGATGGTATAATGGATGAGAAGGAACTCGATGAACTGATGCAGATGAGCATTGAAGAACGCTGGAGAGAACTACTCGACGATGCAGATGAT